AGTCGTGGAGATAACTCAGTCATCAAAGCCTTAACCAAAGCACAGAGTTACTACATGGATGCCATACGGGCACAGCAGCTTGTGTTTGCTACTGGATCTGCTGGAACGGGTAAGACCTGGGTCTGTGCTGCGATTGCTGCTGAGATGTTGGAACGCAAGCATATAGACAAGATCGTGATTACCCGTCCTGCAGTAGAGGCAGGTGAGTCTCTTGGCTTCCTGCCAGGTGAACTGGAAGAGAAGTTTGATCCCTATCTGCAGCCGTTCAAGGATGTATTGAATGAGCGCCTGGGTAAGACGCATGTGGAGTATCTGATCAAGCGTGGTGTGATCGAGGCTTCACCTTTGGCTTACATGCGCGGCAAGACGTTCAGGAATGCCTTTGTGATCCTGGATGAAGCGCAGAACACTACGCCTAATCAGATGAAGATGTTCCTGACGCGGATTGGTAACAACTGCAAGGTGGTGGTGAACGGGGATACCAGTCAGAAAGATATTACGGGTATGTCTGGATTGAAGGATGCAGTAGAGCGATTGGCTTGGATTCCTGCTGTCAGCCATATTGAATTCACCCACTCTGATATTGTCAGAAGTGGGCTATGTCAGGAAATTGTCATGGCCTACGACAACCCCGGTTAGGGGATTGTTTTAGTTACCCGTAGAACCAAAGCCACCTGTACCACGGGTGGTTTCTTCTAGTAACTCTACGAGTTCTAGAATAGGGGTAATAACAGGAACAATAATGAATTGAATAATCCTGTCCCCTGCTTTCCAGCTAAGCCTGTCACCACTCTTGGTGCGTAGTGCTGCTTTCCATTCCCCACGATAATCTGAATCTATAACACCACAGGTGTTATTTAATTCCAAACCATATTTAGCACCTGCGCCTGATCGCGGAAGTAATAGGGCGACATGGTTTAATGGGACTTCTGCAGCAAAGCCTAATGGATGTATATTGCTTGCGTCTGTGGCATAGCCAGACTCAGGCATATATATGTCGTATGCTCCAGCATATTCAGTGCCTTTTGTTGGCATAATAAAGGCTTTGTGTAATGATTGAATTCGCATTTGTATTCTTTCGTTGGTTTAAATAGATAAAGTTACTGGGGTACTACTACATGGAAAATAACGGCAATGCTCTAGAAGTAAATTCTAAACCATTAACCAATTGGAAGAATGCACCTAAATTAGCGGATCTCAAACAAGATTTGCTATATGCACAGTCTATTCATGATGGTCAGGAAACTCAAATTAATGAGTGGCTTGATAACATGCATGTCAGAGGTAAAGCTAAAGTTAATACAGCCAAAGGCAGTTCATCTATTGTTCCCAAGCTGATACGGAAACAGGCAGAGTGGCGTTATCCTGCTTTAAGTGAACCTTTTCTGAGTACAGATGATTTGTTTAATGTGACCCCGGTCACATGGGAAGACCGTGAAGGGGCTATTCAGAATCAACTGGTTCTGAATCATCAGTTCAATACCAAGATGGATAAGGTGAATTTCATTGATGAATATGTACGTACTGCAGTCGATGAAGGTACGGTCATTGTTAAGGTAGGTTGGGAGTTTGAAGAAGAAGAATATGAGGATGAATTCCCCCAGATAGAGTTCAGAGTAAATCCCGAGATGGGGCCATTACATGAGCAACTGGCTCAGTTGAAGGAATCTTCCCCGAGTCAGTACGATACCGATGTACCTGAAGAATTAAAGCAGGCGCATGAAATGACAATGGAACAGCAAGTTCCTATTGAAGCCGTTATTCTGGGTTATCAGAAAGAAAAGCGTACACGTACTCTGGTTAATAAACCTACAGTAGAAGTCTGTGATTATCATAATGTGATTGTTGATCCTACCTGTATGGGTAAGGTGGATGATGCTGGTTTCATTATTTATAGCTTTGAGAGTTCACTTTCAAAACTTGAGAAGGATGGTAAGTACAGTAATCTGACCAGGATCAATGTGGAAAATAATTCCATATTGGGTATGCCAGATCATGCTGCTTCTGAAGGTACGAAGTCATTCAACTTCACGGATAAGCCGCGTAAGAAGATGGTGGTGTATGAGTACTGGGGTTATTGGGATATTGACGGTACAGGTATCGTTAAACCATTCGTCGCAGCATGGGTCGGAGACACACTTATTCGGATGGAAGAAAGTCCGTTCCCGGATAAGAAATTGCCTTTCATCATTGCTCAATATCTGCCGGTACGTAAGGCTAATTATGGTGAGCCTGATGGTGCGTTGCTGGAAGATAACCAGCGAATCATTGGTGCTGTTACACGCGGCATGATTGATGTGATGGGTAAGTCTGCCAATGGTCAGACAGGTATGCGTAAAGACATGCTGGATATCACCAACAGACGCAAGTTTGATAAGGGCATGGACTACGAATTCAATCAGAACGTAGATCCACGCCAGGGTGTGTATATGCACGTATTCCCAGAGATTCCTCAGTCTGCTCAGTTCATGGTGCAGCTACAGAATATGGAAGCAGAGTCTCTGACGGGTGTTAAAGCCTATTCCCAAGGGGTATCTGGTTCTACGTTGGGTGATGTAGCAGCAGGTGTACGTGGTGCATTGGATGCAGCCAGCAAGCGTGAGCTGGGTATCTTGCGTCGTTTGGCTGCAGGCATTGTGGCGGTAGGACGTAAGTGGGTCAGCATGAATGCAGAGTTTCTTTCTGAAAAAGAAGTGGTGCGGATTACCAATGAAAAGTTTGTTACGGTAAGACGTGATGAATTACCGGGTGAATATGATCTGAAGTTATCTATTTCTACGGCTGAAGAAGATAACAATAAGGCTGAGCAATTGGCTTTTATGTTACAGACAATGGGTAATAACATGGACCCTGATTTGTCGAAGATGATTCTTTCTGATATTGCACGATTAAGAAAGATGCCTGACCTGGCTGAAAAGATTGAGAACTATCAACCACAACCTGATCCTATGGCAATCAAGAAAGCTGAATTGGAGATCGCCTTATTAGAAGCACAAGTAGCTAATGAACAGGCTCAAGCTCAGCAATATCAAGCCAGTGCTCAATTGGATATGGCTAAAGCAGGGACTGAGGGTGTTAAGCAAGGTAATGTTCAGTCTGATACTGATCTTAAGAACTTGGACTTCGTAGAACAAGAGTCGGGTGTAAAACAAGAGCGTGATTTACAGAAACAAGGTGAGCAAGCTCGGGCTAATACACAGATGAAGTTAATAGATCATCAGATCAAGCGAGAAGGATTTAGTGTTGACTTATTGAAAGAACATATTAAAAATAAGAAGACTAAATGATTAATGTAGTATAGTAATCATTATTAATCCTTAATAATCTATTAACTCTAGGAAGCAATAGTAGACATATGGGCAAATCACAAATTCAGTTACTTGAAATGAATATCCAACGAGCACAAGAAATCGTTGATCTTGGTAATGCATTGGAACGGCTTGAAAGCAATCGTGATTTCAAGAAAGTGATCGGAGATGGCTACTTTAATAAAGAAGCCATTCGCCTGGTTCACTTGAAATCCGACAGCAATATGCAGTCAGAAGAAATGCATCAATCCATCCTTAAACAGATGGATGGTATTGGGGCGTTAAACCAGTACTTTCGCACGCTGAAGCATACGGCTTCGGTGGCAGCGAATGCGATTGCTTCTGATACCGAGATGCGCGATGAGATTCTTGCAGAGGATATGAGTAATGACTGATCAAGTTAAAGAAGACACAGTAGAAACTTCTTATTTGGAAATGTCCGATGAAGAAATGATGAAGGCTCCTGTTCCATCTGAAGTAACGATGGAAACAGTTGAAGAAGAAGTAGAAGAGGCTGCTGATACTGAGAATCAGGAAGCGTCTACAGAGACTCAAGAACAAGAATCGGATGAAGAAACGGATGAATCGGATGAACATCCGATTACAGATGCAGAAGATCCGGTAATTGATCAGGAAAAAGTAGAGAAGCAGGGAGTAAAGAATGAAACTGGGGCTTTAGCAGCGGATAAGCCTGCGGCATTCGACTATGAAGCGGAATACAAGCGTCTTTTGACCCCATTTAAAGCCAATGGGCGTGATATTGCAGTCAATAGTGTTGATGATGCAATTCAGCTTATGCAGATGGGGGCTAATTACGGCAAGAAGATGGCAGGTTTGAAGCCTAATCTTAAATTAATGAAGCTATTGGAAAACAATGGCTTGTTGTCTGAAGAGAAATTGAGCTACTTGATTGATCTGGATAAAAAAAGTCCAGAAGCAATCAGTAAATTAGTGAAGGACAGTGGTTTAGATCCAATGGATCTGGATACTGACAAAGCAAGCGCATACAAACAGACTACTTACACTGTTGACGAACGTGAGATTGAGCT